ATTAATAAATTTATTATTATTACCATTAGCAATAGTTGATTCAATATCTTTGCCTGTTACTAAACAATTATATATTATACTTAAAAAAGTGATTATTTCTAAATCACTAAAGTTATAATTTCTTAATTGCAATACTATATAATATACTGGATTCATAGTTTATTTTAATTTAATTAATCTTCGTATATAATGCCTAGATAAATATAAAGCTACGAATAATTCTATACTTAATATTATTCCTATTGGTCCAGAATTTCTAATCTTATCTTGATATTCTATACTAATAAACGTCATAAATATATTAAATCCTAGTCTTTCTAAAGTAAATAGTATTAAAGCGGATGATAACATTTTTTGGAATTCAGTTACTAAAAAAGTACTCATTACCCCAAGTAATAAACTTAAAAATAAATAATCTTTTATATAGTAAAAGTTTGTCCAGAAATTTGGAAAGTCAAATATTTTCAAATGTGGAAGTGTCATATACATCATACTAGCAAGTAGAAATAATATACACGACACTTCAAATATCCTATACTTATTTACTAGCTGTTTTAGTACTCTCACTAATAGCCATTCTTTTATTGTAATATTTTGGAAATACTTTATATATTATTGCAGATATTAATATTTTAACAGCACTATATATTGTTGGTGGTGGCTTAACTGGTTCTACTGGCATACTCTTAATTTTAATTATTTAATTTAATTTATCACTATATTTTTAGTGATAGGATCTATTCCCATATTCTGTACGCTATTATTAACTATAAGGTTATCTAATTCATCAGAATACTGATAATAAACATCTTTATATTTATTATTAGATCCATAACTTATTTGAGATTCTACATCCTTACTACTTTGCATACAGTTATAGACTATAGATAAAAAATCTAATATTTCAATATCATTAAATCCATAGTCTCTAAGTAATTTGATGTAGTAATCTATCTCTCTCATTAACTTATTATATTTTAGATTTAGTTCTAGTATTCTCTAAAGTATTTAACACTGCTATAGATTCTTTTATAGAAGTTAGATTTTTATCTAATTCTTCTACTTTTGATGTTATATTATTAATCTTACTATCTATAGATTGTTTTATAAGATTTAACGATTCTTTAGTATTGCTAATTCTTTCCTTTTCTGCAGACATTACATTAGTTAATTCATTAACTTTAATAGCTAGATCTTTTATATTAAATGTTACTTGCCTAATTTCATTCTTTCCAAAGAATCCTATTATAGCTAATAATATAGTAAATAATGTAAATGATGCAGTTGTAACCACATTAGCAGTTTCAAAGTTTCCAGTTAGTATCTCTGATATCATTATAAAGTTATTGTATAATTAGTTTTACATAAGTCATTAAAATGCTCTATAATTTTATACATTTGATCTATATCAAAGAAATTATATGTAGAATAATTAGGTTCATTAAAATAATCAATCATTATATTTGTATATATATTAATTAATTTAAATTTTAATTCACTATTCTTATTTTCAGATCTTCCATTAATAGCTAAAAGATTATTTAAGATACTTCCTATCCTAGTTTCCTCCCACATTAATGTAGCTTTAAAATCGTTTATTTGCTGTGTAGTTGCCATTATTATAATTCTGTTATGGTTACATATAATCCTTTGAATGTACAATTAGCATTACCAAAATTAGTAGGATCTGCACTTCTATACATAATATGTATTACATCATTTATAGTTAAAGATGCTATTATTGACATACTAAATCTACCTTTAACATCATAACTACTTGCTACACTATTTGTATTTTGAGTACTATTTACAAATACACTGTATTGATTTTCTGTAGCAGCTAGTAATCCACCGCTATTATCCATATTCATACCTCCAAAATTAATTATGTATGTTCCAGTTCTAGGAACAGTATAGTATGGTGAAGGTAATAAATCATTACCAGTAGCATATGTATTATTTCTTAAGAAATTATATACAGGATTAGCAGCATAATAACTAAAGTTATTCTTAGTAATTGATATCCAAGATCTAACATTTCCAGTTGTAGAAGTTAATACCATTCCATTAGAAGCAGGTGTACCAAGATTTGGTTCAGCACCAACATCTGATGAAGCTAAATTAGTTCCATTTATTTTAAAATTATTTCCAGTAGATATATTTATATCTCCATTAACATCTAATAGATACGATCCAGGTACTTTGCCAATTCCTAAATTACCATTACTTAGCATAGTCATCTTAACACTAGATGTTTGATCAGTAGATCCAGAAGTTGTAGAATCATAAGTAACCCACTGAAATGATGTACCCGTAGAATTACCTTTACTTATACCATCTGAAAATATTAATGTTCCTCCTCTTAAATTACTAGCAGATGGATGTGTACCTCCTGATATTATAGTAAGATTACTTCCAGCATGACCTGTAGTATTTGATCTGTCCATCCCCATTATTTTCGCAGATTCTCTACCAACAGAAAAATTTATTAATCCCGGAACTATTCCTGCATCTAATGATACATTTCCATTATTAGCTATATTCATAGCATAAGAAAGAGTCTGATCTCCTGTACCTGATACTACTGGATTATAAACTCTAAATACAATAGCCGCATAACTAGAATTTCCAGTACCTATACCACTAGATAAAAATAATGTTCCACCCCCTTTATTAGTAGCACCTGTTCCAGCGCCAGCAGCAAAAATAGCTAATTGTGTTCCAGAAATACTAGTACCTGTATCTCGTTTCATGCCTATACTTCTACCTGATATAGCATTTCCATCAATTGTTATATCATATACAGGAGTATTTGTTCCTATGCCTAATCTATTAAATGTATTATCCCAAAATAATTTTGTATTATTCTGCGCAATAGTTGTTCCATCTGAAAATAAAATAGATCCAGAAGTTAATGAAGGTAATACAAAAGATCCTATATCAGATGCAGATAGGTTAACTCCATTAATTTTATAATGACTTCCTGTTGATATATTAATATCTCCATTTACGTCTAGTCTATAAGCAGGAATTGTAGTATTAATACCGAAATTACCATTTCCTAATATTCTTGCTTTTTCTGTAATAGTCTGAAGATTGGTTCCAGAAGATAAGGTAGTAGCTGTAGAAAATATAATATTACTACTTCCAGTACCTTTACCCATTCCAGATGATAGTATTAAAGATCCTCCATTAAGATTAGAAGTACCTAGAGAAGCATCAGTAGAATTACTTACATATATATTTCCTGCCAATGAGGATGATATATAAATTAGCCCAGAAGAGGAAACTGTTACACAAGTGTAAAAAACAGTAATATTATGTAAATATCTTTCTTGTATATTAATAAATCCATTTTGTCCAAAAGGTTGAACAAATAAAGGACTGCTATATAAAGTATCTATACCATCTGATAAAGCATATATATTACCTATAGGAGAAGCTGCTATTCCAATCCAAGCAGTACTACTTAGTATTCCATTTTGATTTAATGATACAAAACTACCAGTACCTCCAGTTTGCTTATATATCTCTCCTCCAGAAGTTCTAGTAATTGCATAAACATCTCCATTAGGAGTTACTGTTATAGCATTCCAATTTCTAGACGTTTGCCCAAGTGCAGTAAAGTTACCAGTACCTGTTCTTTTATAAATATCACCATTTGCAACTGTCGCATAAAGATTCCCACTACTATCAGACGCAAGTCCTCTCCAAGATCTAGAAGTTTGAGATAGTCCAACAAAATTTCCAGTACCTCCAGTTCTTTTATAAAGATCTCCACTAGAAACTATTGCATATATATCACCACTAGGTGTAGCACATATACCTTGCCAATTTCTACTAGTTTGGCTTAAAGCATTAAATGTTCCTACTCCTCCAGATTGCATGTATATATCACCAGTTCCTTTAGTAGCATACACATCTCCATTCGGAGCTACACACATAAAAACCCAATTTTGAGAAGTAGCTCCTAAAGAAGTAAATGTTGGATCTAAATAATTTAATGTGCTCCCAGCAGTTAAAGAAAAATCTCCTCCTTTTAAATCAGTAGTTGAATACTGTACATATATTTTCTTACCTACAGAATTACTATTTGAGTCAAAAGTATTCAAATAAATATTATCTGAAATAGTATCTACACTAATAGAGGTATTGTTAATAGAATTATAATTAAATATTTGTAGATCTCCCCCTCTTTTTTGATCTGCTAAATCCTGTTGAATTCCCCATAAATAAGAATCACCACTTATAGTGCTACCATTTAAAAGATAAGTTGATTGAACTCCTCCTGAAGAAGCATCTGCGTAAATTGTAATACTACCTCCTTGTATAAGAGTTTGTCCGATAGTATTACTAATTTTTAAAGCTATTGCTGTATCATCCCAAAAGAAATTAGCATTATTTTCTGCTAATGTAGTCCCATTACTAAATATTACTGACCCTGCTGTTAATGTAGGTATGCCAATTAATGGTACTCCTCCTATCTTATATGTAGTACTAGCAGGTATATCTATTGATCCATCTGCTAATATATTTGTAGGATTACTACCCTTATTTAAAAATTGAGCTCTAAGAGATGTAGTTAATACATTAGCAGTATCAAATAGATATGCTATAGAACCTGTACCTACAACTAATGGATTTAAAGTTGTTCTACTGACACTATTTACAGTTTGTTCATATAAAGCTGCTGATATAGAACTATTAGTTACTCCAGCACTTTCTGCCACTAACATTCCATCAGAAGTAATAGTAGTTCTAGCTCCAGATGATAATGATGTTATGAATGCATTGCTATATAAATAACCGTCATAATTCAATCTATTAGTGTGTGATGCATTAGGGTCAGTTGTTCCAGTATAAAAGAAACCTGCAGTTTGAGTAGATCCTGATGTGTTTAATACTAATGAGTTTATATCTCCAGTGGCACTTACTGTGAATTTATCTACATTATTTACTTGTGCATCTATTAGTAATGATGTATTACCGGATGTATTGTTTATTAATAATCCTAACCCTGTATTTGAATTTGCTATGATAGAAGTACCTGAATCTGCAAATATCTGAACTCCAGCTCCACTAGTAGAAGTAGCAGTAATAGCTGCCCCTATCCCAGAATTTAATCCAGTTAACGTATTAGCAAATAAATTACCATCATAATTTAAACGATTTGTAGCAGTAGGAGTAGACGTCCCATTATAAAATTTACCTGCACTTGCAGCTCCTCCAGCTTCAGTTTTATCAGTATAAGGTCTATAGTAATTACTACCTGTATCAAACTTAAATGTAAAATCTGTAGGAGTTACTCCAGAAGTAGAAGTACTATTTAATGTTATAGCTTTACCGCTAACTATAGCAGTTAATCCTCCAGTAGCATTTATAGTGAATGTATCAGTAGTTGTAGTAGAACTTACAGGAGATCCTAAAGCATCTACACTATTATTCTTAACTGATATATTACTGAAAGTATTCTGATTCTGATAATTAGAAGTATTAGTTATAATATCATTTATAGTAGTGTACCATGTATGACTTACAATACCATCTACAGATGATGATAATGAAGGAGAATTACTACTTGTTGCAACCCATGCTGAACCATTCCATATATAGATTATATTAGTAGCATTTACTACAGCAGCCCATCCAACTGATGGAGTAGGGTATGTAGTAGCTAAATCTGCAAATGTTGTAACTGCTGATTTCCATGTTCTACCTGAACTTGATGCAGCAGATAGAGTATATAAGTAGTTTATATGATTTACTATATTAGTACCTGTTGTAGGATTACTACTAGCAGCACTAGAACTATCCATAGTTCCATTAGCTTGCTTGTCATCTACAGTATCGGCATTTAAACCAACCCATGTATTAGCACTATTTCTATAGTAGAATCCAGCATCACTAGTTACTCCACTACCATGATAAGGAAGTCCTACTACATATGAAAATAGCCCTTCATAAAAGAAATCAGGATCGTATACAGTTCTAACTGAACTAGATGAAAATACCAATCTTTCATCTATAGGAACTCCTGTATTAGCAGTACCTAATGTTTCTACTATTTTAAATCCTAATGGAAATGATATTACAGCCATGTTTTAAAAATTAATTGTATAATGTAATGTACCAGGAGTTGAAACACCCGAATAACTATTAAGAGCATAATATACTCTATATGTAACAGTTGTACTATCTGCTCTAGTATATGTAGCAGTAGTATTTAAGAATGAACTTATAACATCATTATTTCCACCTTCTACATAGAATATATGAGTTAGTAATCCATATGAATCTGGATATGCTATAACTATATACTTATGTGTATCAGTAGAACCTGTATAACTAGTAATAGGAACACTTAATGTAGTAGGTTCTGGGCCTATTAATTTAGTACACCCAGCCTTTATTTCTGCGAATGTTGGCATTGTACTATACGTAGATGTACCTGCAATAAATGCACCATAGTAAGTAGGATCTACTACAACATATGTTTTAGTAGCAATTACAGTACCTGGACTATATCCTAAATAACTATTAGCATAAACAACAGTGCTATCTGGTAAAGTTACAAATTCTGGAGTAGTCTCTCCTAAACCATTTGCTTTGAATACTTGATCTACTTCGAATATATAACTAGTAGAAGTAAATGTTACACTACTACCATTAGTAAATCCAGATCCATTTAATTGATATGAAGGAGAACCATTAACTAATGCGTATACATTACCTCCAGGACCATTAGAAGTATTAAGAGTACCCACTATTGTCATAGTAGAACTTGTTCCTTTTTCTACAAATGTACCACTAAAATTAGCAGGAGTACCTATAGTTAAAGCAATAGATTCTGTAGGATTCACAAATGAAGGGGCTAATGGAGTTGGGAATAACATCATTTGCATTACTTGCAGTAGTGTCTTTCCATTTAATGATGCAACTGCTGTACCAGACGCTATACCACCTACAGTTGCTGATGTAGTAGTGTATCCTGTTGGTGAGGAGAATATAGTTCCTGTACTTGCAACTAGACTAGCTAAGGTTACAGTACCACTAACTGCATCTACAAATGTTAAATTATTACTACCATCCTTATGAATATTAGTGGTAGTATTACTATAATAAGATGTTGTAACAAGAGTTTGAGTAGCATTTACTCTTTTATTAACTGAATCAAAGTTAAATGTACTATCAGCTCCTAATACCCCAGCGTTGTTAAATTGTACGTATGTATCTGATCCTGCTACAATAGCTGTAGATTTATATGTTCCATCATTATATAATGCTTTTAATCCATCTCCACTATTGATTATAGTCTGTAATAAAGCAAAATTATTATGTACATGAGCATCTGAAAAAGCAGTATTCCAATTAGTAATATCTGTTCCAATTATACCATGAGCAATAGAGGCAACAAATACCGGGTCTGTCTCAACAGTAAGATATCCAGCTAACGCATAATTTCCCCAAGAGAAGGCTGTATCCCAATTAGATATCTTAGCAGCAGTAACCGCAGAAGCATCTGATGCTAGAAATACAGGATCTGTTTCTGATGTTAAATATCCTATAAGAGCATGATTTCCCCATCCATATGCAGTATTCCAATTACCTACTTGTGTAGATGTAATATTAAATGCGGTAGAAGCTACGAATATAGGATCTATTTCAGTTATTATATACCCAGCATCGTTAGTTAATAATGATATATTATTACCTGCATGTAATGTTGTAGCAGATAAAGTATCTACATAGGTTTTAACTGCAAATTGTGTAGGAATAGCAATTTGACTATTAGCTGATAATGTACCATCATTTAGTATACTACTAATTGTAGTAGAATTACCTAATTGTATACTATCTACTAATACTTTACCTACAACCCTAAATTGCTCACTCCCTATAATAGAAGTACCCCCAACAATAACTTTATCAGTTATCGTCAGAGGATACACATAACCTAAATTATTTCTAAACCAGAAACTATCTGAAGATGATCCAGAAGGTAATAAGTAAGGAGAATAAACATCCGATAGTACTATAACTGCTTGATCTGCAGTATATGCTGGTACTATAATAGGAGTTACTGACCCCTGTGCTACATCATAAGGACTACCAAGGATAATTGCTTCCATTCAATAATAACCTTTCTAAGGTTTGTAACATTTGTAATAAATCAACTTTTTTAGCTATAAACGCACTTTTCTCTATTGCTTGTAAATAAGTATAATAAAACAAAGCTTCTTGAATATCTCTATAACTATTACCAGTTTCATCTAAATCTGGAACTTGTCTTAATCTATTATATACAGCAGTTTTAGTTTGACCGTATACTAATACAGATTGAGTTATAGTATGTATTATAGTCCATGCTCCTCCTACATAATGTAATAAATTATACTGTATATCCCATATACCATCTGGTAGTAATGTATTAATATCTCCTAATGCACTAGCACTAATAGTTAATTTAGTAGCATCTATAGGGAATACCATATTAGATTGACTAACAAATGGAGTTGTAGCAGTTAATGAATATAGATCTATTTGATCATATAGTGTTGAAGAATCTGTAGTATTGATGGTAATTATCGCTGTAATAGCATATGTAAGATTCGATAATGCTCTAATACTTGTAAAATTAATATCTGTATCTGTACCCCATCCAGTTGATGTATCTGTTAGAGTTAATACCTTGCTATCATTCCTTTCTAATACAGAATAATTTAATGTTATCATATTTAAATTTTTACGAGGTCTACTATCAAATCATCTATAACATTCCAATCATGTTTAAAAGCTTCATTTCTAACTTCCTCTGATTTTAGTGTTAATTCATTATTAATATAATATGAAAACTTCATATCAAAATTAGAATTAATATTATAATGGTTTAGTTTGTTTACTGTTAGCCATTCTTTATTAAAATAATAGAATGACCATTCACCAATGTATCTTACATGTGTAGGATCTCCGAATGCCCTAATAGAAGTGTAATAAGGACATATAATATGTACTTTACCTCCTGGTTTAAGTATTCGATATACTTCATCCATAAATTGAATAAACCCATCTCTTTTATCATTTGGGTTATTTATATCATGTGGTATATGTTCTACATAATGAGAACAGTGTATCTCATCTGCACTTTCACTAGCAATATCCCAAGAATATTTAGTTAGATCCATTACACAATCTGTTGAAATAGTTTGGGCTATATCTATTCCAAAGAATCCTTCTCTTTTATTATCTCCACAACAGAGATCTAATTTTAATTCATTTACCATAATCTAGTATATCGTATCAGTTTTACTATCAAAGTGTCCTACTAAAATTCTATTATCACAAGCAAATTTAAATCCATGCTCAGCAGCTATTCTATAAAAATAGAAGTCTTGAGTCATTGTACTTTGACCTTCTTCTGCATTATCACATTGAACTGTTTTAAACCATGGAGATGAAATCTTTCTAAACATATCTAACTTAAATAGATTAAATCCCATTCCTAATGCATTTACTCTTTGTACTTCCCCTACTTTGGGAGTCTGAGGAGCACTATCTAGCGGACCTTTATCGGGATTACCAAATAACATTGGAAACCCATTCTTTGATTTATGCCAATATAACCCACCTACTACGTCATATTCTCCTATACTTTCATATAGTTTTAATAGACCTTCAGGTGGTGGTAAATTATCCTCTTCTATTGTAAGAATATATTTAAACTTACTTAGATATGGATTATCTAATATATACTGAATCAAACTATTATATGCATCATCTACTTTCATTGCTTCAGCAAAGATAGGACCTGCTACAAGTTGATTCATTGGTTTTAACATTTTCATCCAAGACTGTACAACCCTTGTTGGAAATAGTCCTCTAGTAGGACATATTATAATGGTTGAAAGATCTTCATACATCTTAGATTTATCTACCCTTTCAATTGATTTCTCAAGATCGGCGTTATGCAATCCTACGGTGTTTTCTCCTAATATTCTTGGTTCCATATTATATTTTTAATATAAAAGGGGGAAGATATTTAATCTTCAACCCCCTTTATAATATTATTATTCGTGACCTGCTACATAGAGATAATCTACATAGAAATCATAACTAGCAGTAGCTGCCGAGTTGGCACTAGCTTGTACTATCAAGTTAAGTTCTGAATTAACAGTTACTAGATAACCAGCTGCGTTTGTAACAGCAGTACTAGTAGGAGTCTGACTGGCTCCTAAGTTAGACACATTAACAGTAGCTGCTAAGTTAGCAGTTCCTGCACGAAGAGCTACAGTTGCTGAAGCCCCCGTTATAGTTATTGCATCTCCAGATACCCATCTAATTCCAGTTATAATTGCACCTGCTGGAATAAATACTCCAGTAGAAACAGTCGTAGCTGCATTAGGTATAGTAATATTGGCAACAGCAGTTCTTTTTATTAAAAGTTCATTACCCATTTTATTTATATTTTATTAAGTTAAACTAACATTTGCAAATGCTCCATCTGCAGAAGCCATCCAAGGATTCAATACTTGAAGTATAGAAGCCATTTGTACAGCACCTACAGGAATATAAATTTCCGTAGTCATAGGAGCTTTCTTAGTATATTGATTATCTGAAGAAATATAAGGTGCTTCATGTTCAATAACTATAGAATTATAAGTTGCAGCAGCTACAGTACGCATAAGCGGTTTGATAACTGGGAACCATATTAAGTTAGTTATGCCTCTTTGGTTAGCAAGTGATAATTTTTCAACATCACGTACTCTCTGCCATGTACCATTACCTGGGAATGGACGAGTAGTATAAGTAATAGCTACATCACCAAAATTAGCTGAGAATAAGAATGCTTTAAATGCAACTTGATGATATTCATCAATGGCATTAACAGTATCTGATACATCAAAAGGAAGCACACGTCCAGTAAGAACTAAGTTACTTGATGGAGTAGTAGCTTGAATTCTACGATTCACATCGGCATTGATTTTAGCTACAAAAGCAGTATAAAGATCTGTAACAGAAGTAGTAGTAGCAGTAATATTATAAGTTGCAGTTACTTGTCCTGGTCTTTCGTAAGTATCACTATAAACTATTCTAAGTTTATATAATGTACCTACTATAGGAGCAAATGTACTACCTACTATAGTTACAACTTCTTCTACGGCAGCAGCATACGCTCTACCTAAATAACTTTTTACTTCTTTTCCTACAATAGGATTAGAGAATAAAAGTTTTCTAACTCCTGTAACTGATACACCTGTTTCAGTTACATAACTATAAGTATCTCCTAATCCTTCAACGATGTAGATAGTATCAGTATCAGCTACAGTAGCACCAGCAGCAAGAATTTGTTTATTCTTATCTGCAACTACTATTTCACCTTCTACTATGTTACTACCACTACCGTACATAACTAAAGACGCTGTCCTAGCTATATTTTTACCGATAATAGGTTTATTTACTCTATTTAACATAAGTTTTAATTTAATTGTTTAATATACACATATACATTAAGGTTTTTGATTTAGTACATTAAACAATGTACAAGCTCTTTCTTCTACTCTGCATTTAGCATTTCCACGTTGAACCCTTGTCTACTAACCTAATTAATGTAGATTTTTAAAATGGACTACTCCATTGTATTTAATTCATTTTCTATTGTCTTATATCTTCCATCATCTTTGATACTTTCAACATACATTCCTACAGCCATTTTGACTATTTCGGAATGACATTGAGTTGGAAGATCACAATTTGTAGACGGTAAAGCAACTACTGCTGGAACCTTTATATAACGTAAGTAATAAGTAGGTACAGTATAATTACCATCTGTAATAAGTTCTATAGTATTTCCATAGAATAATCTTAATGGTCGAGCCAGACCATAGTGAAGATTATATTCACCTAATGTATTCTTTATTTCTCTAGCATAACTATTTACATTAGTCTCAGTAACAGCATCTCTTTGAGTTATTACTACACTATGATTATCAGTATAAGTAACATCTACTTCTTCGCCTACCATAAACATATAATCATTAGGTAAAGTAGCTATAACACCATTTGGTTTAGTACTACCTGTAGTAGTAGATATAGTAACTTCTTTAACTAATGTTCTTAAATCATCTATCCTCTTTTGAGTCTGTTCAAATCCCTCTCTTTTAGGATTATACCCATCATATCTAGTCTTAGTAAATTTTTCTATTGCTCTATTAATCCAATAAAATATATCTACAGATAAAGGTTTTAATGTTTTATCTATCATACCAGATTCTAATTCAAAAGCAGATTGCATTTCAAGTGCTGTCATTATTTAGATTCCTCTCCTCCTTTAGTACCTTTTGAACTAGATAATTTAAATTTATAATCTTCTATATACATTTTAACTGAATAATCTATAATTTCTTGATGTGTTTGAAAAGGTAACTCACAAGTTAAAGTTTGTGTAGTAGAATCAGTTATAGTTAAAACTATTCTTTTTGGATATCTGATATACACTAATTCTATATTAAATAGATTTGTATAACTATCTTTATATAAAAGCATGTACGATTTAGAAGCATCTCCAGTTACTGGACTACTCTCTAAAATAACTAATGGATTACGAATTATAGGAGTGTTAATAGCGTTAACTAAAATCGCAGGATTTATATCAGAATGTTCTATTAAATTATTATTGATATAAGATTTAGTAGCAGATTGTATATATGTACCAGATACTTTACTAGTAGATCTAACATAGTAAAAATAGTCTGATGGTAATGGAAATGCTAATGATCCATCTGCATTAGCCCCTATTCTAGTAGACTGTGTAGCAGAAATAGTAATAGCACTAGTAGGTTCAGTGTTAGATATGACAAAACTAGTACCTGCAAACATAGTTTTTCTAGATACTAATTGTTTTAAATCTTCTAGTCTCTTCTGAATAAACTCTACATTTTCTTTAGTAGAAGCCTTAGATATATAACTTTTCTTTAAATACTCATCTTGACCATTATTAATCCAATACATAATAGTATCAGAACCTATCATATCAGGAGATTCAAAATGCTCACTTATTGCAGTTAATTCTCTTACAAAAGAGATTTGCATTTCTCTAGATGTCATGCTTATTCTATATTAGATTGATTTATTTGAGAGTACGTTTGAACTCTTGGGGACTCTATATTTTCTATAACTAATCCTATTGCTATATCAACTATCTCTCTATGAGTCTCTTCTGCTAATTCACATGTATTAGTTTGGTAACCAGAGACTGTAGTATAAGTTAATTGTTTAGGTTTCTTAATATAAGTTAATGTAAAAGTAGTAGGTATAAATTCATCTCCATATACAAATGCTATCTTATTTCCATAAAAGAATGGAAGAGGTCTTCTTATATAAGGATTATTGATACTATCTTTCACATATTTAGAAGCATCTGTTATCTTTATAGGTTCTCCTACATTCATTGCACTACTACCAGAATCAAATAAAGTAGAATCTATATAGTACATATATGGAGAATTAGCATCAGTAAAAGGCAATACACCTTCTTTAATATTAGATCCTATAACACTAGAGGATAAAGATATTGAAGATGAATTAATAACTATATTACGTATATCTTCTACTCTTTTAAGACTGCCATCAAAGGCTTCTCTTCTAATGTTATTACCAAATACTCTTTGTTTAATAAATCTATCTTGAGCTTCATTTAGCCAAAAATCAATCTCCTCTGGAGAGAAATCGGGATTTCCTACCAGAGAAGAAGATTTATCTAAATTCAACCTAAATGCATTATGCATATCAGGAAAAACTGTCATTATTATTTAGCATTAATATCGTTAATGATAATTTGTTTTAAGTCTCTATGTTCAGGACTATCTAAATAATTAATAGCATCATCTAGTAAATGACCTATAGTATCAGTACCATATTTATATTCAGATTTATTCTTTCTGATAATATTCTTAGCTACAGCTTCTTGTATAAGATACTCTGTTTCTCTACGTTTATTATCAACCCATCTATCTAAGAACTTTTCTGGATCTTTCTCTACTATTTCAAATAATCTATTTTCTACTAATTCTCCTGATAAGTTTTCAGGATTAGTCCCATATAAACGTAATGCTTTACGCATCTCCTCTAGAGATAATTTTCCAAAAGCTACTATTGCCTTACGTTTAATTTGATTAAATTTATTAGCTTCTTTAGCCTCTGATTCTTTATTAATCAATACATAATTAGCTGTAGGATTATTATCATTGAATCCATTAGCCACACGTTTATGAGTCTTTAAGAATAAATATTTTAACTCGTCTTCTGGATTATCTGTATCAAGATATATATCTTTATTTCCAATACGGATATAATAATTATGCCAGAATTCAGAACTTGGACTAAGTTCTTTAGGATCTTTACCTAATAGTTTACCTAATCTTTCTGTATCTTCTAAGGTTAGTCCTGTATGAATTGCTCCTGTACGAGTAAAATAAGTACCAACATAGTCGGTACAATTTTTGTATTTAAATACTCCTGCCCACTTGTCTCTAAGTAAGGGTCGTAATATAACTTCCATTAATTTAATTATTAAGAGTTAATTTATATTTGACTGTTCGGAGGAGAATTGCTCCTCCTCCAATATCACAGTCAGTTTCATTCTAATTATACACCGTAACTTGAATCCATAATTAATTCACCACAAGCTGTAGGATCTTTAATCATAATACCTTGTTCAGATAAGAAGTTAACTGAATAACCATCTTTTGCATTTGAACGAAGAGTATTAATAGATTTTGCAAATCCTGTACCTGGAGCAACAGCACCGGCTACATGCCACATAACCATTTCACGTCCTTTACGAACTACTTTAGTGATATTAGATTCACCATCACGTGCTCCAAAATCAAGGAAAGTAAAACGATAAGATTCAATAGGTTTACCACTCGTAGGATGTAATTTACGGTTGTAAGCTATATTATCATACAATGGGAAATGTTTGAGAGTTAACTCAATACCATTCAACATTTTATAAGTAACGAACTGTCCACCTAATGTCAATTCCTGACCAGTACCAGTTACAAAGTGAGTGTCAACTAATGTATATGCAGCAGCTTTAGCTTTCAATACACGATCTAACTCCTTCATTCCCATTTCACCCGTTAGCGCTACAAACTTACGTTCGTTAGTACCTAAGATATTATAGGATAAGTCAAATAAGAAATCTTCAAGAATATCTGCAGTTAATACAGTATAAGTTTTCTTATTAGCAGGAGCAATCTGTTGTAACAACCCAGCACCAATATATACAGGACGTCCATTAGTTCCTACTAAATCAGTAGTACCATCTGGGTTAGCATTGTAATGTGAATATACTAACTGTCTATCAATAGTATTATACCATTGACGAAGAGCTTGCCATTCCTGATAATCAGACCATAAATAAGATGTTTTCTTAGTCTTAGGATCACGCATTGCAATAACCATTACAGTTGAATATGCACTACCTGTGATATCATAAGTAAGACGCATAGTCGTCATATGATTCCTAAGTTTGAAAGGAGTCTGATAGTTCACGATATCAGCTTCTTCAGAGTTTTCTTCGTATGCAGAACCTAATCTACTTACCTGAGCACCAGCTACAAGTAACGAAGGAGGAATAAATGAAGCAGGGTTACCATCTGCACATACTACAGTATATACCCAATCATTACCATCCTGATAAGGAGCACCCATAACACGAGCTTGGAATTCCTTATCATCAAATTCCAGGATAGCACCAGGACCAAACCATTTTTCACCTAACCACAATTGAATTGGGGTTCCATTGATACCAGGAGTAAGAGCTGCTGTGATAGCTGCACCATTCCATTTAGCCTGTTTAATACTGATTGCTTTATCAGCTTCAATCATTACTGGCCATTCATACTGTCTATTTTCTGTTATGATAGTCTTACCAAGACCACTTGTCAAAAAGTCAATAGTGCTATTTTCGTAGCGACCAAAGATATAGGACAAAACAGTAGAAACTTCGTATGGTTTAGTCATTAATGCATTTGAAAGCATGTTCTCATCTACAAGATCTGAAAAATATTTAGACTTGTAAAGTTGGAGATTATTTAATACACCATCCATAAATTGTTTTTATTATTTAATTGTTATTATTCTTAGCAAGAAATGAACTTGCCATTTCCCAAACCTGTGCAACCTTGCCGCTACTATCGTCATCGGATGAAGCATTCTTTGTGCTCTTACCTGCAGTTCTTATTTTAAGTTTTAGGTTTTTAACAGCATTTGTTGTAGCTTTCTTTTGTACTTGTTGTACAAAGGTATCACGTTCCATAGTAAAATAAGCTGACTCAAGCAAATTCTTTAAATCACTATTATACTCTTTCTGATACTTAGTCATTCCATCTTTCTCAGGTTTGAATACATACTCTATAAGAGCAGCTTTCTTTTTCTCTGAAAGAGGAATTCCCCTAATATCATTTGTGTCCTTTATAACTTTCTCTACGTTCTTGATAAAAGTAAGTTGTTCTGCTTCTTGTCTCTCACGTACTTTTGCCTGATCCTTCAATAGCTGTTCCTTTTTAGTACTTGCGTACTCTTTTACTTCTGCTAGAGAATCTTCTGCCTCATCTTCTAAGGCGTCCGTATCTTCATAACGACTAATTAACTTCTCAATACGTTGTTCTGAATACCCACGATTCTTGAGATTAGTTCTAATGATAGCTTTCTGATCAGATTCTTTTGTAATATCTAATTTCTCAGGATCTATATCCTCTACATATACTTGTTTAAAGTATTCTCTAGGACTACCTCCATTCTTTACAAATTCATCTAATGCTTTAATCTCATCATTTGAATATTTAGGTTCAGAATTAGTGTCTACAATATCTTGCATGTACTTAATTATACCTTTGATATCTTTAGGTTTCTTATTATCTTCATACTTCCAACCTAATTCTTCAGCAAATAAATCTGCAAATGCTTCTACTAAATCACCTTCTTCTACATCAAGTTCTTCAGAATCTTTCTTCTTAGAACCTTTAACTTTACTTTCTAGTTTTTCAGCATTACCATCTTCAGTGATATCATCAGTATCATCTACATCTTCTTCCTCTTCATCAACTAATTCTTCTTCAGAATCATCATCTTCTTCAAGTTCTTCTTCGTCGTCTTTAACTATTTCTTTAGTACTTTTAGTGGTAGAAGATTTAGAGACAGGTTTAACATTATCTAATGCCTCCATCTGTTTCTTAATATCTTCGGGATCTATAGTCCTCTCATTATCTTCTCCAATGGTATTATTACCATCAGTGCGTAATAAGGAATCTGTTATTGCAGAAAATCCACCGAATGAATTTTTAATATTATCTTCCATAATTAACTTAATTATTATTTACTTTTACTAACAGGTTTAGAAGCCTGTTTACGTTTAACTTCTATCTCTTGTGCTTTAAGAGACTCTAAAGCTTTATTCTTTCTTATTTCTTCATCTAAAGAATTCTGATTATATCTATCATCAAGTAAGATACTCTCTTGTTCTAATTGTAATTTAGCTAATTCAATAGAGTTATCTTCAGGAATAGGACTATTAGAACTAGTAGACTGCTTTCTAGATTCTGCCCCAATCATTGCGACTTGAATAGCAGTTTCAGCTTTACGTATAGAATCTTCTTCTTTAATTCTATTTTGTTCTGCTAATACCGCCTGTTCTTCTTGATGCATTTGTTGCTGTGCTTCTTGTTGAGCCTTCTGTTGTTCTTGTTCATTTTGAGCACGTTTTTCTTCAATCTCCTTAAGTTTATTCTTTATTTCAGATATACTTTGAGTAGTAAGAATCAATGCAGCATCTGATAATGTAGCTCCATTTTGCATAGCAGGTTGTATCAAAGATCTTAATGATTCAAGATTCTGATTCTCTTGTGTAGCATCTGATACAAATATATCAAAATCAGAGTATAGAAAATCATCATTAACTTCTAGGAACATTCTAGTATAGTCATCTGCTATAAATGTCAATCTCTTTTTCTTATTCTCTCCCCATGCATATTTAGCAGTATTAAGTAATGCAGCATACATCTTTTTCTTAAAGATATTATGTATCTCATATAGAGGTTCAGTAATATGACTAGATTGTACAGTAGCTCTTTGTACATTACCTACTAATTCACTAGAAGATATCTCGCCTTGACGTTGTCTAGATATACCAGAGAACTCACCAGCCATATCTTCAATCTTATTAAGTAATTGAATATAATCCATTATAACTTTAGACATACTCAAATCTTGAGATGACATCTGATTATACTGAGCAGGTTTACCTCCTTCACGACCAGGTATATCCCATCCTTCTTCATAAGGATTAATAAAATTGACTCCTAGAGCAGATAAATAATGCATCCATTTCTCTACAGATATCCCCATTGATTTAGGTATCTGTGTAATATCCATATTAATAATCTTACCTTTATCTCTAGATAATGCTAACTCTAATCTATACCATACTACAATATACATATACTGTAATGGTTTAAGTAAGTCAACTAAGGATCTATTACGGGTATTAGTGCAGTTATGTCTAACTCCTACATAAGGTAACTTAGTAGTTTTAGGATTATCTAATGATTGATATTGATACTGTACAGGTTTTATATCTAAAAATATATCTGTACCTATTCTATATCCTTCCCATACTTCTGTAATCCAATCCCATTCTATAGTCTTACCTTGTGCTTTTTCTTCATCATCTAGTTTATAAGTTTCATCTACTACATCCTCAATTTCTTCTCCATCTTCATCAGTATATCTAATATAAGCTATCTTCTTGAATGATTTCCAAGTACAATGCCATACTGGTAGTAACTGCCCTTTAAAGAATTCATCATTAGTAATATCAGATATAATCTTATCTTTGTATATAATACTATTATAATTAACATCAGAAGGTCTACGTTGAAGTGAATCTCCCCCTAACATTTGTAATAACTTATCAAGATCTTCTTCATCCATTATAGATTGAAATCTATCATATATACCACCAGGTGACATTAAGAATCGTCTTACAAACCAATCTCCATCTTCTATAAACTCTATATCTGGATCATTATCATAAGTACAAGTATATGGATTACAACGTTCACACATTGGTTCACCATTAACTATGCCTACATAAGCAATCTCTTCACCAGCAATTAACCCATCTTTCCATGTTTTAATTAACTCATGATCAATATTTAAATACTCTCTTAAGTATTTAAGACTATTATATGCCATTGTTTCGCCAGCAGTAGCATACTTGTTCTTAATATATCTATCAATCTCTTGTAATTTCTTTTGAGTTTCTTCTGGGTTATCCCCATTAGTTACAGAATCTAAATACTCTTTAATTAAAGATTGTTTCTTAAAGTCTTGTATCTGAGATATTGTCTCATCATTTGTAGAAAATACTTTAAAGTTAAATGGACGTTTAGTTTCCTCACCTATCAATAAATCAATCTTAGGTTTAATTATATTCATATTCTGAGGATGAGCAGGAAATCCTTCTTCTACATTAAATGGATTAACTATATACTTAAAATCTTCTTCAGAAAATATACTATTATATAAATCATAGTTAACTCTAAGTATATCTTTTCTAGATCGTCCACTTATAAATGTACTACCTTCTCTAGATATTAATACATCAACACATGCTCTTCTCCATGCATCTCCTTTTTTAGACATAGGAAGCTTTTGCACGGGAAACTCGGTTCGTTTATAGTATAAATCCATTTAATTTTTAATTAAAACATTCGAATTGTTTATTTGAGAATATTGCTTCCTTGAATATACTATTACTCCTTGCAACATCTTCTTTCTTTTTAACATGTAAGTCATGTAATTCTTCTTTATAAATCATTACACAGAACATTGCCATAACTCTATCAAAATTACCTTTATCATTATAAGCAATTAATTCTTCTAGTAATGGTTCTGATAGTATTTTAGTAAGATTTAATTTACCTGGTTCATACTCTTCTATTAACCAATCTCTTAATCTTCCTTCTGCCCAGTCTTTGATATCAGTAATCATATGAGTACCTTTACCTCTTTGGACTTTACTATCATGTACTATCTTTGATATAATATTAGGTTGATCTGCAAGTAAATAATCACAATGTTTATTCCTAAAGTATGCTGCTAACCCTGGATTTTGATTTTCATATAGAAGTGTAGCACCATAATATAACAATAATTTCCTAACATTGTCATAAAACTCTTCAGCAGTATCAGGTCTAGCAGTATATTCAGCTACAATAGTATCATAAAATGATTCAAAATTCTGAAATCTTTTATATATAAATACTGATCCTAAAGAGTCTGTACCTGATTTATCATGATCATATGGGTCACAACCTGCTATATAAAGTCCCCATGGAGGATTATCCATAGGATGTTCCCATATAACTATAGCTCCTTTTCTACTAGCAGATTTATCTAATTTATACTTATTTAAAGCTTTAGTTTCCTTATCTTGAGTCCATTGTAGAACCCCATTTCCATTAAATGATAAGTTGCCAACTTGCTTAAAGTCCTTAACTAGATCATTATTTCTTACATATGCTAGATGTTTAACAAGGTCTTTCTTAGGAAATATATTACCACTTAACTGTAAAGTGGCTTCCATAGGATTAAGAGGATGTTCTGCTATATATCTATCTATTGCATTCCTATCAGATGTGTTATCTACTATCTTTTGACGTTCAGTGAGTATGTAGTTGATAGATAAATGTTTAATAGAATTACCATCTTCATCCATAAAAGGTCTATCTTGATCGTCTACACCTTCTATATTAACCCATGCTGGTACAAAAAAGCCACATTTTTTAACAGCTCCTTCATCCCATATATTATCTACTCCTAATATATTATAACCATCTGGCTCATAAAATAAATCTTTAAGACCTGTATAATCTGCTTCATCAGTACCACCAGTACCATAAGCAATCATTAGCCCAAATACATTGGAACCTTGTTCTACTGATGGTCTAGCTATTTGCCAAGCATCTTTAAGACCTGGAAACTTACCACCTTCTTCCCATAAGATTAATTTACCAGCTTTACCTCTAGCTTTTTGTATATCATTCTTAAGAGTAACACCCATGATTTCAGACATAAAGCCTGATTCAATCATTGTCCCATCATTACTAACAACATAAGATGCTCTCTTATGCATTCTAGTATCTACCTTCTGTCTCTTCTTAGTCCAAGCAGTATGTTGATCTATCCAAGACATTAACTCCCAAGCCTTATTTAATAACCCATCTTTAGTTAAGAATTCAGCTTCTGAAGCGATTGCATATGACTTACTTCCAGGTATTAAATAGAAGTTTCTACACATCATGGATGCTCCTTTAAAGGAATAACCAGCACGTCTTTTCTTAATAACTACAGCATGCTTGCCTTGTAATTCAGCATCCTCTATATAATTAAAATAGTCATAGTCAGTATCATAAAATCTAGGAAAATCTATACTTCTTTCAGGTATATCTCTATATTTACCTTCTCCTACTTGTACAGTTTTAACTGTTACAATACTAATTGGAGAATAATTTAAATAGAAATAGTTATACCCAGATATGAAATCTCCATCTTCTGCAGTATAACCATATAGACATTTATGAGCTTCTTTATCCCAGTACTCTTTATATTCCGTAGTATTCCTAGGAGCTGCTATATAATAACCATACTTTTGAAAATGTATTGCAGGTTCTCTAAAT